AGACTGGACACGTAGGCTTCTAGGCTACCTTTTGAGTAGCCAGGTAGCATAAATGTCGTACGTATGTCAATGTCTTAATATTGGCATAAAACAGGTTATAATAAGATGTAGAGTATATAGCTATATCACTACGATATACCATATCATTGAACCCTTTAACTGGAGGGCCTATGCACTAGTGGATTCAATTTCAGATGATAATTTACTGGCAACCTTAGGGATAGGGTTGCCAGTCTTCTTTCTACTCCTGCGGTTGTTTTTAGCCCCGGATCGAGGACATCATATCGTCGGGGCTGATATGGTCTGGGGTGGGCGCACCCCCCGATATCTCGTCAACGCCCAGGGCGTGACCGGGTACGGCATCGGTTATCGAATTACCGGTGATCTTATACAGCCCCATGAGGGCAAAACACAGAGCATGGCAGAAGTCATCGGGCCGGTTGGGATTGCGGTTGAATGATCGGGTGGTTAGACCACCCACCTCGGTAATAACCTCATACGGGCTCAGCAGGTCATCGGTATAGACCTTAAACTCATCCTGGGGCGGAAACAGCACACGGCCGTATTTGATGCTCAGGAATAGGATCTCTAGGGCCGTCACCTTATCGACCGTCCACCGGGGGTTATCCAGGAACGGGCTGTAGGTAAGCAGTTTGTTCTGGCGGGTATACATGATCTGGACGACCGGCACACCGAATCTCTGAGCTAACATAATGTTCTTATCGAACCCCATACCGAAATCTGCGAACAGCATCTGACAGTGGTAAAATCGGTGGGCCTTGGCTATTTCGCCCATCACCTCGTCGGGGTTAAAGCCGGCGAAGCGCTTAGCCCACAGCGTGTGGACAGCCCCATCAGGGCGGAGGCCGATAATGGTATGGACGGTGAAACTGGTTTGTTCGGCTACCCCCCAATCGACGCCCCCGACGAGCATCACATACTCGTTTATTTTGCTCTGCAGCCGCTCCATTGACGGGAGTGTGCTCTGGCGGGTTATATCCGCCTGGGTAATAACCCGGGCGCCTAAGCTGCAGGAGATACCCAGGATTTCCTGGAGGATCATCGGCAAAGGCAATCGTAATACTTTTTCCAGTAATCGTGACCACTTTAGCGGATTTTCCACTATAGCCGGGACGATCACCTGGGGTATATGATACCCTTGAAAGAAATTCATGCGCTCCGGGTAAGCAGCTATATACTCGCCTTTACGGACATCCAGCTGTTTACCGCATTTGACGCAGCACAGACCGGGGCCCTGGATCATATCCAATACCTTGCCGTCTACATTAGGGACATTCCAATACCCGCAGCCACAGCGCATTGCCCACTCGCATTGAGAACTATCTTGCCACAAGGCTTCTATCGTGTTGTCTGTAGTCTTGGCCGTACCCGTGAATCGGCGGGCGCCCAGTTCTGAACTTGATAGCGATTCGGAGATAATAGGGATGTTGTCGATCAGCTGATCCTGTATTTCATCAAAGTCAATACGATCGGCCATAATACCACGAGCACGGTCTGGAGATGTCTTTGCATATGTCAGCTGGATACCGCTCCCTATAGAAAAAGTCTGATGCATTACACTCTGGACGATAGAACTATTCTCGCCCTTTTCCTTTGATTTAGTCTGAAGATAATTAGCGTGTTCACAAGTTACTATAGCATCCCTGAGATAAAGCTGAGAATACCTTTGAGTTTGTTTTTGAAGAGGAGCGACATACAGAATCTGAAGATGAGGTGATGTCATACAATCCAAGACCTCAGACCTGCTTAAGTTCATAGACTTGCCCAATTGACGGGCTGACATTACAATTGTATTCGCTGGAACATTCATATCGTACATCGGAGCAAACTGCGGGTAGTCGGCTAGAGAATACGGCTTCCCCTTAAGTTGAAAAAGCAACGGTAATACGGTTGACCTATTGGTCAGCCTGGAGATATGTTCGAGGGCGTCGCCTTCGACCATTGTTAATATACTTTTATCAAGAGGAGTCTCTTCCATGACTTCGTCTTCGTTATTAGGCCTATGGCTGCAGACAGCAACTACGGGCCTTGATTTCATTTCGTCTTTTTGCAATAGTACTTACTCATCAACCAGAATACACTATACGAAGCTGGTTAGTAAGTCAATGCGGGAGGATGACTATGAGTGTAAATCGATCTCCAATAGAATATTTGAGATTGAAGAATGTTCGGGACTCATTACGGAGCCTTCCGGACCTACCCGAAACTGCCAACCCGCGGTACGGGATGCGTGTGATCAAGTCACACAAACGGGGCCAAGTAAGGTTTAGCAGATGGTTAAAATATGCTTGAACTGACTGTGGCCGTATCGTGTCTGTACACGTTCTACAGAATGCTGTGCAAGTGCGATACACTGGATAAGAACATCCGGGGCGACACTGAGTAGTGTTGCCCCTTTTACTATAACAATTCAACGAAAGGATGCGTTATGGGGTGTAGCTTAATATTAGTGGGTCTCAGTGTATTGTTCGTCTGGTACAAGACTAAAAGGTATCAGGAATATGCCGATAGTATCGCAGACGAGACACTAGGCAAGAAGACTGTTCCCGAGAATAGGGAACTGGTCGATCCCAAAGATAAGGAGCCACCTAATGAGTAAGACAATTGGCTGGTTATTTATCGGCGGGACACTGGCTATGGCCGCGCTAGACGGGGCGTTAATCGCCATGTTGGTAGCGGCAGGCATAGCGGTGTGGACTTATGCGGAGGTCAACAAGTGTGTTAGGGCGCCGGCTGAATCCATATATGCCCGGAAAGAACGGGAATATAAAAAGTTGATGACGGCGACCACCGACCGGGAAAAACTTCGTCAATATCGTGACGAGCTTAAGCAATTACGCGAACAGCAGGTGGTTGATTTCCAGGGGATCAGCAATGCCTCGTTGATCGTGGCTGCCGCTGCATTCAACACCCCGGTAGTTGCTTTGAGCGTGGGCGCCTACAAGGTATGGCAGGCTAGGAATGCAGAACAGCCTGAACAGCCTGTTAGACAGCGGCTCGCCCCCAAGCAGTTGGCGGCCGTCAACCCGGATCTCCCGTTAGTCTACCCTGACGGAATTGTCAGGGATAACGACGTTGTGTTGTTACAACGACCAACATAGAGGTATATATGGCCGATAAACAAAAGATGCAAAACAAACTGCATGATCTGCAGGAGCGATTGGATAAAGTGCGATGCGAGGGTGATAATGCGGATTGCATCGAGTTGCGCGATATCGAATCGCTTATAGATTGGCTGGAGATCGAGATAGCCAAACTCGAAGCCAAGTTAGCAGCAGCCTAGAAATCAAAGACCACATCCCGGGGTAACACCCGGGGTGTGGTCATCGTCTGTTGAATTGTCGTATTTTTGTTAGCTGTTGTAGGGAGGAATATGCAAAAACAAACTAAGTTTAGATCGTGGACTGTGATATTGAACTACCCGGATTATGCGCAGACCGGGACAGGCAACTGGCCTGAGACATATATTGATTATGCGCGGGCGAGGACAAAGGAAGAGGCAGCGGCTAAGGTACAGAAAAAGGCTGCGGCTACGGTCGACATTGGATGTGACGATCCGACAGACTTCAAGGTCATTGGTGTTATATTAGGTTCACATAAGGTGTTCGCTATATGAGAACACTTAAAGAGGCGGTGCGAAGCCCGTCAGCATTTGACTCGTATGAAAACTTTTTGGGAGAGATCCCGGATGACGAGTGGATGTGCTTGTTGGGTCAGAACCGGGATTCTGATTGTCTAACGCGATCCAACTTCAGATCGGCATTGAAACGATTGTGCGGGGAATCGGATGATGTTCATATATACAGGTACGGCCATTGGGCGTGCGGATGGGTTGAGTATCTGGCGGTAAAAGGGGCTAAAGTAGAAGAAGCCCAGATTATACACGATGAACTGAAAGACTATCCGGTAGTCGACGAAGGAGACTTTTCCAACCTGGAGCAGGAAGAGGCTGACACAGTTTGGAAGGATTGTTATAGGCCGCAAGCGCGTATTGAATATATCAGGAGGCATAGATCTCAGTTTGAATTTCACGATTATCGTGATATGTTGAATTGCATTAGAGGTGAGTATTTCAGTGGATACCCCGGCGAACTGCTGGGTTAAAAGGAGTACGAGTATGCCAGCAACATTAGATATCGTTAACAGTGATCCGTTTTGCGCAGTTAGACTGGATGATGTAGAGCATCTGGGGCGTAAGACGGATAAGAAGATCATCGTCATGCAGGAACAGGATGCAGATACTTTCTCGCCTATTCCTGGTGTCAGCACGGTACACGGCGATCACTACAATCTGGTGACTAACCGGGCGGTGCGTGATATGGCGGTAGAGGTTATGGACAAGACCAAGCTTGAGTTTCGGCCTGTACCCTGCTGGGGTGAAGGTCATTCTGAGAACTTGTTCTGGAATGGCCGGCGTTACGCCGAGAAATGGTATTGTCCCGATACCCAACAACCTATTGGGAAGGGTGGGGCGATGATGTTAGGTCTGGAGATTACCAACAGTTATGACGGCAGTTGCAAGGTTGGTCTGGCCTTCTTCGCTATGCGCTTAGAATGTTCGAATCAGTTCTATTCGAATAATCTGCTGGGCAAGCCCTATGAACTGCAGCATGTCAACACAGGGGGCGATATTAATGAGGATATGCAGGATGCGTTTAACAGGATCAAGACGCAGGCCGGTAACTTCGGCAAGGTATTGCCCGCCATGCGAAATTTGATGACCGAACATTGTCCGACATTTGATAGTTTCCTTAATCTCCGCAAGCGAGTTACGCAAGATACCAAACTGGAGTTCAGGGATAGACAGGTACTGGACGAGCTGTCGGGTTGTGGTATAACTCAGGAGTTGAAGATGCAGGGGGTGGCGTACAACGATCCGTCTTCGCACTGGGATATACTCAATGCCTATACGGCGGTTACGACGCACGCCGTTGGCGGCCCGCGGGGTAGTGATATGAGCCAGCGGGTCACTGATTGGTT